ATCACTCTTGGGAACGAGAACAGACTTATTTCTCGTAATCTTCTTAGGGAGAACGGCCTTGTGAATTGAAGCCGCACGGTCAGCAGACTGTGCAAGCGCCATCCAAGAATCGCGAATCTCACTTGAGAGTATCCCAGTGTAAGGGGTGCCTTCCACTTCTTGTGGGAGCAGACGGTATTTAGCCGTTTTATCCTCAATTAGCGACGCTACAGAACGCGTTGCCTTATTACCGAGGATGCGGTAGAGCTGCTGGTCAGGATTTAACTTGAACCAAGTAGCCCACTTTCGCTGTTCACGGGTAAACTTCAGCTTTCCAATGCTGTATTCGGGGTTAATTCCATAACCACCTAAACAAACTGGTATAAACCAATTGGGTCGATGTGCCCGGGTGTACCTCCAATCTCCATCCCATCGCTGAAAGACAGCGGGGAGGAGGCCCTTTGCCGTAGGGTCGAGCCTGAACATCTCGTTCAGGTCACGCCCGATGGTGTCAGGGGTCATCACACGAGAAGAATGTGTGACTGGATCCCAAAGCAAATCCGCATCAATATTGCTGTTGCCATTTTGTCCATAAATAAGCTTTTGGTTAAGATATCCAAAGCGCTCAACTTGGCCAGTAACTCTGTTGATTAAGAAATTCTGACTGTTAATCTGACACATTGTGTCGGAGCAGTAATTCTTTCCGGGCGAAAGAACAAAGCCAACATCGGCAACGTTCTTCTTCCAGATTGTATAGAGTTCTGAGGTGGACATAAATAGAATATCATCTCCATTAACTACAACTGTCTTCATCACTTGTGTGGCGAAGTCCTGGATTTCCTTGATCTGAGCTCGAAGGCTCAAGATACGAGGGCTAGTCTCAATTTGGTACTCGGCTACATGTCGAGCATATCCTTGACGGAGGAGCCGATATTCATGTCGGTTCTCCTCTCGCAGGTTCCTTTTGACTAGTCTAACCAGACTAAATAGTGCAGTCAGTATAGGCTTCTTCCACTCCAAAACAGAGCGGGCAAGGACAGCCTTATTGATGATACACAGCAGTGCGAAACTGAGGGGGTGACCCATCAGTTGCCCATTTGTTTGTTTAGAAATGTGGTTTTCTGCGAACTTCACCTGCTTACCATTTGGCAGGGTTGAGGTCACAGAGACCCGATTACCGTCTTTATCGTAAGAAGGAAATATTATATTTGCAGGTTCAAAGCTGAGGCGAGCTATCTCCGCGTCTGCGAGGAAGGGTAATACCCCTTCTAGACTTGCTTGACTGACATCTAAATGTAGCCAGTCAGTAGCGGCAGAGTAGTCGCCCGAAACCAAGAATGGAGTCAGTTTTTGATTTTTAGAATAGGCAGCTCCTAGAGCCGTCACTAAAGACTCAACAGATTGTGTCATCGTATTAGATGGATTAGCCTTCCAGGCACTGATCAATTGGCCCTGTGAGGGCTGGAGTGAATTGGCCATGTAGCCATCCATCTTCGAGATCATCCTGAATTTGGCAGGCTCTTCGAGAGCCACCATCTGGACCTTGTGTAAGTCATTCAACTTTCCTGTTGTGACTTCCTCCTCATGTTCATTAACAACCTTCCAAACGCAAGCCTCATATTGTGCTTGCTTCCACTCCTCAAGAGAAGTGAAAATTGAAGGTAATCGAGACTTGACGAAATTATCGTTAAGCACTTTCCGATCGGGGCTGTCATTTGTGCCCTGAGAAGGTTTAAAAACGGGTAAACCAAGTGGAGTTACTAGTGATCCAGTGCCGCCATATTGGCGGGTTTCCTGGATACACCCTGCACCTGAAGGCATGAATTTGCTCGGTGCGGGGATGTGATCTCCCAAGTGTTTGCGGCTGTATGTTCGGACATATTCGAGCATGTCGGCAGAGGTCTTTGTGGGTTCCCCACAGAGCCGCTGCTCGCATTTCTCGAACGCCTGAATCAGTTTCCTGTTGCTTTGAACGGGCCACATTGTCTTACTCTCATAAAGGGAGAGGACAAGTGACCTGGCCTTAGTCGCCGTCGCCTTCGACGTGCGCCTACAAGCAACGAACAGGTAGTTCGCCAGCCAACCCTTAAATAAAGGTCTTTTATCATCCGGAGGAGGTGGAGCCGGTTCCTTATCTTTCATCAACTGCTGTTTCAATACAGCGTTGTGATATTTTAGGAAATCCTGAGCTTCATCCCTTGACTCCAGGTCCATCAAGACACTAATAATGTGCTTGACGGACTTCAAGAATCCGGTTCTTTCCTTTCGACGTATAATTTGTGAGTCCATATAGTTTACTATTGGTATCATTATTGACGTTGTTAGCGTTAGGACATTCTCGCTGATGGCGGGCCGTTTGCCTCTGCTTGAGGACTGAGGCCACGCCATCATGAGAATATCGGAGACGGAGTCATTAACACGTGATGTTATTACACCAATGTTGTGGCGTTTAAACGCCGCGACTCGCATCTCAGTACTTAGAGTGTACCAACACTCCCCCTTAGACTGAGCCCCTCGCTTTCGCGTGGGTACTGGCTTGTTCGTTTTCGACTTCTCTACTGGTTCGGGTTTATACCGCGCCAACTGGAGAATGGAGGAAAAC